TCATTGTACCATGCTCCCATCTTAGCTTCTCGCATACGGCGATCAGTCAAGTTAGACAAGCTAATTAGAGCAGACCTACGTACACCACCTACTACTACAATCTCACCAATCATACACATGATATCATGAACTTCAATTGAAGTTAGCTTACGACCTTGTGCAGATTTAAATGTTTCTACTACAAAGTCAAACAACTTTTTCAAAGGTTCTGGACCAGATGCTCGTCCACCAAAAGTTTTAAGTCGACTTCCTGCAGGGCGTACTTTACTAAAATCAAATGTAGGAATGTCACCTTCATACAAAGAAGAGATTAGTTTCTTAAATGCTTTAGCCCAACCAATCTTACTATCTTCTACTACAATAGTATCATCACAATAAGCAAGACCTACTGGAATCTCTGGTAGTTTTGCTACTTCTTGCCGTTCACAGGAGAATCCTACACCTGTACCATTCATTAGAATGTAAAGAGCTTCACTGAAAGCTCTCTTGTTATTTACTGCCAGGTAACTACAGTTGTATGCTGAGATGTTATCCCTTTCACAAGCCTCCCCTGCAGTCATCATGAGACGCATAGAAGGCATCACTTGCAGAGTTTTGATTGCGTTGTTAATCTCGTCAAGCTCTGTCTCTAGCTCAGGTGTTTTAGTTTTAAGATAGTTAGTTAGTCGATCTACAGTTTCAGACCATACTTCCCTTCGGTTTTGCTCTGGAATATATCGAGCATATCGAGACATTGCAATTACTTCTTGGTATATGGTAGGTAGACTACTCATAATTATTATAATCCTCTAATTCGTTATCTAGTGCCTTGACAACTTTTACAAAATTGTCTTCTATCTTATCTTGAAACTTTTCTATCAATTCTTCAGAAGTAATTTCTAGAATTTCTAGGATAGTAATTTCATCTAGTGTTTGTAAGTCCTCACAAACTTCATGAAATGTTTTTGTCATTCCCTGCTCCGCAGTTTTCACATTGAGAATGCTCTTTATTTTTAGGAGAACCACAATTAGGGCAATAGTCTTGCTTCTTAAAAATAAGATCATAGTTGTCTAGATACTCTTTACTTGGGGCTTTTGTAACTAGCCTAGCTCCAGTAAATTCATTTTGTGATGCCATATATCTCCTTTCTATTTGGTACGGGTAGTCGGAGTCGAACCGACAAGCCTCTGTAGCGAGGGATTTTAAGTCCCTTGTGTTTACCAGTTTCACCATACCCGCTTTATTTTGTCACAATGCCATATCTTTTTGGCGCGACTGACTGGATTCGAACCAGTGACCCTCTGCTTAGAAGGCAGATGCTCTATCCAACTGAGCTACAGCCGCAATGTTTCAAACTCTTCTGTTTCCTTGTTAACTTCAAACTCTTTAAGGAGTTCAATGAAGTGGATAGCTTTATCTAAATCTTGAATTCCTCCCTTTTTCTTCCACCTACATAGATACTTAATTGCAGTAGCTTCTAGATAAGGAATGTTATTTACATAACAAAAATAAGCTGGTTGAATTTTTAAATCCTTATAGTGCCTCCCACGATTTTGGAAATAACGGGTTAATAAGTTTTGATACAGCTTCTGCATAATATTGTATCTCCTTTTGGGCATGGTTGTCAAGCCTTTGTTTACACAATCTAGCATAAGCTGCAAGAGATCCTGTTTCTACGAACTCTGTATACATACTTTGTGGTAGAACCATACGGGCTTGCTCAGGGCAGACACCGTACTTAAGCATCCCGTTATAGTGGTCAATGATGTCTTGTAGTGCGTGGGCTAGTTTGTAGTCGTGTGGATAATCTACAGTTTCATCACTGCTGCCCTGCTTCACATTCTCAGCCCTAGCTCTCCACTCCTTCGGGATGTACAACTCAGGAGTATCACTGACATACCTTCGACTTACCTCATTCCTCGTAAAGCCAACCTGATGTTTAAACCACTGCCTCGCTATGAATATCGGCATCTTGATTCGCAGTTGAATCTGAGGCTGACTGAATGGAGTCCAGTGGCCATGCTTGGCTAGATATGAGATTAGCTTGGAGTCTTTTTCGGACAGACGCCGAAATAAGTAGGCGTCCCCTGCTTCCTGTGGGTCTAATTTCATAGGCTCCCACTCAGATTCTTTAGCCATACTAACTCGTGCAGCATTGACTACCGTAAGGTCAGATCCTAGATAATCAATAATCTCTACACTAGATACACCATCATTTAAAGGATCACTCATCGGTTATCTCCAGACCCTTGAATAGCATTCCTAGCTCGTCTATCAATTAGTTTTACCAAATTACCTTGAGCAACAAAGTTAAGATCTATTTCATTATCATCAGCAATTGCTGCAATAAACCAAAGAATATCTCCAAGTTCTTTTGAAAGATCTACTGGATCAAGAACTGTCTGATCTCTGATTGACTTTGCAAAAAGTGATAAGAGTTCTCCAACCTCTCCTGCAAGACCTAGAAGAGCATAGGTATCTGTTGCAGAGTTAAGACGAAAATCCATTGCTTCTTTTTGATACTCGCTAAACTGCATAAGTTCTCCTTAAATAATCTAGTGATACTGCCATTTCATCAAAGCTACCTTCGTTAACTTCATGAAGCATATAGATACCACGCCAGTGTTCATTACCCTGTGCGCCTAGGTAGTCTTCATTATGTTCATAGCACGATCCTGCAATGATAGCTGTAATCTCTTTTCCATCTGCTCTACGAGAGTAAGCAATCTGCCTACCTTGTTGGTGTCCTGCAAAACAAGACATGTGCTTCTTAGTTAGCAATGCTGCTGCTGTAGTTACTGGCCGTCCAAGAACACCAGAAACAAAGTAGTGACTAAAAGCCACACCACCAACCACCACAACATCAAGAAAATTGAAGACTTCCCATCCAAAAGACCCGTACTTAAGATCATCCGTGCTAATGAGTCCTTCCAACTTTCGATCAAGATTAATAGCCCTATTAATACGTTCTTCATGATTTCCCAGTGTAAGAATTAATCGTGGAGTCCATCTCTTTTCTTTGTTACGAACAAGGCGATTCTGTTCGGAGAAGATTGGTTCCATAAGTGTTTCCATACCTTTAATTGCAGCCTCAATATCTGCTTTATACGTTCTACCTTCAAAGCTTTTCTTTCCTATATCGTAAGAAGATAGACTAGGCATATCAGCAAAGTCACCAATCTGAATAATTACATCAGGTTTTTTCTCTGCAGCATACTGTCCAATCCATCGTAAGTATTCTACAGAATGTCCAGGTTTAACTTGTGTATCAGGAATAACTAGATATTTCAATTTAGTTGTACTCCATTATCTTTTAGAAGTTCCACTTCAAGCATAGCTTCTTCTGTATTTATCTGAATCAAACCTCTATTCATTAGATCAGTAATAGCATGATTAATTAGAAAACTAGTTTCCTCTTCGTTAATCTTTGCATTGAAACTTACACTACCATCCTCATAACGAGTACAATCTTCTATAATCATTTAACCAATCCTTTCTAAAGTCTAACCACTCAAAGCCATTATCTGTTGCCCATTGTCCATAAGTAGTCTTACTTTTTTTAGTAAGCTTTACATCTGGGTTTTGAAACAAGAAGATTACTCTAATATCAGGATTTGATTCTCGGAACCAAAGCATCTTCTTTCTAGTATCTAGATCAAGTTTACCTTTGGCTTCTAAGAATACCTTTTTACGTCCTGTTTTAAAGTCTGGGGTATAGGTTCTATCAACAGCAGGTTGAATATATTTAAATTTTTCAGGTTCATACTTGACTGAAGGATAGGCTTGCTTTAGTTTATCCCACACCTTTTCTTCTAGTTTACTCTTGAATAAGGGCATTAAAGTGGTCTTTCCAATCTTCATTTGGTTGTCGTCTAATCCATAAAACTCTCCCATTCATTAAGAACTCATCATCATTTTGATAAGCTTGCCGAACAGTATTAAACATACTTTGTTCGTTATCACAGTCAGCTAGGAGTTTCTCAGCTTTCTTAGGTCCAATTCCGGCTATACCTTTGATGTTGTCTGACCTATCTCCTTGTAAACATTGAGAATAAAAGTGTCGAAGACCTTCAAGTTCTGTTTGAATAATGAATTCTTCTCTTACAAAATTGTAATGTTTACCAGGAATCATAAGAAGATCTTTATCAATTGTACAGATAATTGTTTCATCTGTTTGATTGATTCCGAGAGCATCATCTGCCTCTTGATCTTCTTCTACAACAGCTTGGTAGTTCTCTATTAACCAAGTACGTAGTGCTGGTAAGTGTACTGGTCTAGGTTTATCTGCACGGTTTGCTTTATACTCAGGATAGATTTGTTTTCTAAAGTTGTTACTTCCTGTTAAGTATATCTTAAACTCAGTAGCACCAGTAGTGTTAAGG